GCAGCAAGAGGTTATTGACATGCAAAGACGGAGCCTTCTTAAAACCCTAGCTCCGCCTTGGAAATGATAAACTATAGTTAGTAAAAGGAGGAAATATGATTGGTGGAACCCTTCCAGGAGGATCAGGTGCAGGTCGTGGGGACAACCCCCATGGTGTTGCCTCCGGCAAACCACTAGGTAGTTTTGGTACAAGTAACCCAAATGCACCAGTAGGTCGATTCGCACCAAACGTGATGGCATTTTCATCGCAAACTCGTAACGCCCCATACCCAACAAAAGAAGAAATTGCTGATAACACAGCTCAAGGAAAGATTTCTCCTATCAGCAACAGCAGCCAAGCTGGGTACAGTGTTCCTGCAGGAAGCATGGGGTCTTTAAAGAGTAGTTACAAAAAACTACGTAAAGAAAACCCCGGACTGGGACCAGACTGGGCTAGAAGTACTGCAATTGGTGGAGTTGGTGGCGCTAACATGGTACAAGATGCCAGTGGTAACGCAACCGACGCTAGATACAAGTAGAGTTATATTTGATAATGCATAACAAAGGAGCATACAATGAGTGACACAACAACACCAAAAATTCAAGCACCACTAACGCTAGCTGATGCTTTGTATAAAATATATGTTGAGGGTATCAACCCTGGACTGACACTTGAACAAGCTCAAGAATTACACAGAAGCATTCAAGAGCAATACAAAGATGTCATAGCTAAGTCAAAAGCCCAAAGCACCACTTGGAATGGCGTTAGGGATAACTCGAAATAAAAAACTAGGCCCCAATTGGACGGGACCACGTAAGAAAAGAGAAAAAATGGCAATTAAATCAAGTTTTCGCGGGGGCATGGACGGTTACCACGCTCATCACGCCGAAATTCAAAAAATGCAAATGAATAGTCGCACCTCCATTGACGAAAACAGCTTGCCTATCTACCGTGAAGACGATGACGGTGCTTACGTAGAAGAAGACACATCTAGAGACCCCTACAAAGAACTCGGAACTGCAAAGGAGATGGACAGTGGGTATTAAATCAACCATTCGTGGTGGTCTTGCAGGCATAAAGAATTATGTAGTTGGCCCATCAAGCAACCCAGGTCCAGCTATTGACCCAATGATTGCTGACTCTGAAAAAAAGCTAAAGCCAGTTGGCTCAGCAACTAGAAAGGCATTGGACAATTTTGCGGTACCAGACAGCAAACCACCCAAAAGATTCCAAGAGCCCCAGCGCGAAGATGAAGCAAATCCTTATGGGATACCTCGTCCAACTACTGAAAAACTTAAGTCTAAACCAGTTAAAAAATCTGCTACTGAATACCCTAAAGACATCTCTAAGATAAACTCAGCTCCAAAACCCATGGAACAATCCCCAAGTCAGCTATACGCTGAGAAGGACCAAGCAGACCCCCAGGGTATCAAGCGACCTGACATTAAACCAAATAAATCCATGAGCCAATACGACGGTAAAGGTAAGTAAAATGGCCAAACCATGGGGTACTCGTCAGGAGTTTCTTGTAGACCAGGCTCTACAAGCAGCTATCAGTGATCCTGAGACTATTAGGCAAACACGCCCCGTGGTACCCCAACAACTATTCCCACAAACTCGTGGCATGGCAAAGCAAGAGCACAATTTAATGTCAGTCTTTTCTATGTCAAGATACGGGGTGTCTTACAGGTCATGGGTGTCTGGAACTCCCGTGATGCCAGCTCTAATGACTGGTGATTTTGAGGGTACTGGAAGGTACTCAATGAACTCTTTGGGGAATGTGTAACATGCCTTTTGACGGAAACTTTTATACAAATAACCAAGATCTGGCCCCAACCTACGACTTCTACCAGGAACGTCTTAAGCAGCAGGGAACCCTACCAGGCTCCTGGCAAATGCGTAACGCATACGGCGCAGGCGGAAATGCAGCAGGTAGTAACCCAAGTTCCCCCGGATTTACGTCAAGCTACTCACGTGATGTAAACACAGGCGGTAGGGCACCTGGAACTGCATATCAAGCTAGATCAGTGTCAGGAACAATGCGTGCACCACAGGGGGGTACCGCCTACGGCCCCGGTTCAGAAGAGCAAACCGTAAAGAACTTTTTTGGTAAAATGGGTAAGTTAAAAGATAAAAAAGACAGAGAATCTAATGAAAAAACACCTAAAGGTGGACAACCAGCGCCAAGCGGCGGCGGAGGAGTAGACATGGGCTCACAGCAAAGTGGTAACACATCAAATAATAGAGCTAAAGCCAAGAATATGAACCAATCCGCCAACACTAACGTTGGTGGTAACCAGGTTATTTCTGGTGGTAACACCAGCATTGACGGTGACTTTAACATGGCTCAAATTGGCGCTGGTGCTACTGCACTTGCTCGTGGAGCAAGCCTACAACACTTTATGTTTGACCCCAATCATCCGTATTTTGGAGGTGGTGGAGGTGGTACTCCACAACCCCCCGCCTCTGCTCCTGACGCGCCAAAACCAAACGCAGGTGGTCCAAAACCCACACCCGACCAGGGCACCCCTACACCTACTAAAGAAACCTGGAAACCTGCGGATCGTGGAGTAATGGATATTGGTGTACCCCGTCCAGGACAGCCTGGGTCAAACACTGGGGGCATGCCACCACAGTATGCAGGTATGGGTGGAGATTACGACGCTAGTGGTAACCTTGTTTCTAAACCAGAAACAGGCACACCCAAAGCTGAAACTCCCAAAGCTGAAACTCCCAAAGAAAGCTCCCCCACCCCCGGTACCGGTCTAGAACTATACCGTGGTGGCACACCAGCCACAACCGGTGCCCCCACAGGAGCACCAACAACCGGCGCACCAGCTGGTGGTCCTGGTGCACCAGCACCAACAACTGGTCTTCCACAAAGTCGTACAGGCTTGCTTGACCGCATGTGGAACAGGGCAGCTGACCGTGTGATGCGCGGTACTACATATGGTCCAGGCCAGGAGTACACAGCACAAGCAACAACTGACTATACGGCAGACACCAGAGGTCTACCCTCTGGTGCCCCAACCACTGGCCTTCCAGCAGGTGGAGCACCTATGGGGGCATTAAATGCAGGACCACAGATGACCGGCTATAACCGAGCGGCTCAATCCCAGATGCAGGCAATGGGGATTAGCCCATCTGTACTCCGAGATATGACCTATGGTAACTCTGCTAACAACGGGTCACCCGCAAGCGCCCCAGTTGGTAGGGCTACCCAGCAAGGAGGTGGCACACTTGGCCGATTTGGTGGCCGTGGGCCAGCTCCTGCCGCTGCCAAAACAGGTAGGTACGGTGAAGATCGTGGATTCATGGATATGGGTGTTCCACGTCCTGGAGAACCAGGATCAAACACTGGTGGAATGCCACCACAATACGCCGCTATGGCCCCCGCCCAACCCTCTAGGCACGACATGAATCCAATCACAGGAGCTGTACGACCTGACTTTGGCAATCCTTCATACACTGGCCCATCACGCCATCCTAGCCCACCAGCTCGTGACATGACCGGAGGGCAGACTGGCTATGTAGGTGTTGCTATGCAAGGAATAGGCCAAGCAGACAGTGAGCTAAAGCGTCAAGCTTTCCGTCAACGCTCAAGACGCCCAGGAACCTGAGGAGGATCAAATGGCAGTAAATACATCAAGATCAATGAACGGCGACCTTCACGATGGTATCAACGACGGTCGTCTAAAGAGCCTAACTCCTGGACGAGGTGGAGAGCGCACGGATGATTACGCTGTAACCAGAGCAAAAATGCTACAAACTCAATACAATGTTGTTGACTTTATGCGTGGGATTACTGTATCATCTGATGAAGAATACGAATACGGTTACGCAGAAGACTGAATAACCAAACAAACCTAATTAGGAGTACAACATGCCCCGTCTTTTGACGTGCCAATCCTGCGGTACGATGTACCGTATGCGAGATTACGATGGTCCAGCTGAGTATGACATGGAGCTTATTGAGCTCTGTAATCGTCACCTCGGTCAAGCCTCAAACCCAGACCCTGACGCACACAAGTCAATAATCTTGCGATGTGACCAGGAGACGTGGGAAAAGCTTGGGGATGAGACCAAGATCAAACAAGAGCTAGCAAAAAACGAGTGGGAAGTGCGAGAGCTAAAAGACGATCTAAAAGTCGAAGCTCTAAAGTGCTTTAACCGCCATAATCGCCCATCTGGTATGTGCCCTGACTACGAGAACGAGTCAAAAACTATTGGGCGCAAGATTGGCGTTCCAAAAGAAAACCGCCAGTACCTATGCCACTATTGCCCAGCATCAGCTTTTGTGACTTTCAAGAATCGTCAAGCAAAAGGGATGTATGACGGGTGATCATATTTAACTTTTCTGTATTGGCTCGCCCAGCGGAAACTCTGGCTCTAAGACAGCCCGATCCTCAGGGGTTTTCACTTTGGCGCATGATGCACGATTTTTCAATTGGTCGTGTTTGCTTGGTAGTCAACGAAACATACGACAAGCTGCCAATAGAAGACTGGCTAAAGAAAGAGGGTATAAAACCCTCGTTTTATGAAATGTTAGATGAGCCAGACTCTTATTTAAGAGCCGAGAGAGTTCATCGAGTAGCCGCAGTGTTTGGCAAAGCGGAATGGTACGTTGATAACGACCCAATAACCTGTGCCGAAACCTTAAAACTTGGTATGCCCACGTTGATGGCTGCGTCACCCTACGTTGTACGCCCAGAATGGGCTGGATTACGCGTGATAAAGGACTGGGATACGCTTGTTCAGGAGATGGATAATCAAGCCCTAAAGGCCGCAGAAAAGACTTGGAGAGAATGATGAAGATATTCTTTGGCGGTGCTGAAAAGGGAACCCATAGAAGCCTGCTGGTTGCTAATGGTGTCGACAAGATGGGTATAAACATCACACACTTTCCAGTGCCAAAGCGTAAGGAGCTAGATCTGGCCACGCTTTACGGTGGGGCTGAGTTACTTGTGTACACATCAGAAAATGATGAGGATCTAAACAAGTATGAAAACTTTGTAAGAGATCATGCAGACAGCCTTTCTGTAGTCATTGGTAGGCCAGATATGGACGGCGAATGGCTAGGGGAAAAGTACGTACCCGTCTGGTCAGATGGGGACGACCTAGAACGCATGGCATGGCTTTGTCAGAAGAATGGAAGAGTGGCCATATCAGACAAGGCTATAAATAGTAAGACGTTGCCAAGAATACGCTCTCTAGCACAACGCTGGGGGGCAAAGTTGTACGGTCTGACAAGCAAACCAGACATCATCCAGGAGTTGCCATGGGAGGCAGTTATTGTTGGATCATGGACTTCTGCCATTAGGTATGGGGAAACTCAAGTATGGGATGGTCATGGTTTACACAGGTACCCAGCCCAACATAAAGAGTCTGCCAGACGTAAGCATCGGGCCGATATTATTCGACTTGGAGTAGATTACGATCTAATCATGGAAGACGATGTTTCTGAGGTAGGGGCGTTGTCAATAAGGTCCTGGAAGGCTTGGGAAGAGGGTACTTTTTGGGCCTATGACCCCAGCGATGAGGACGACGAGTCAGAGTTTACCCCCCAAGAAGAGGGGGATATAGTTGATATACCCCCCACTACCCCTACTGCACCTAAACCGGTTTCACGGGGGGGAAGTATTGCTATACCCCCGCTAGAAAAGCGGCACGACAGTGAGCGGTTATTACTACCGGTTATGGGCATTGAAAACATAGTTTCAATGGGTACACAAACAGGCTCTGAGCAGGATGAATACATAGAAATAGCACCAAAAGAGACCCCTGTAATACGCTACCAAAGCAGCCCTTTGCGTCAGTGTGATAGTTGCTATCTAGCCTCACGTTGTCCCGCATTCCGCGAACATTCTGATTGTGGCTTCAAGCTACCTGTAGAGATACGCACCAAGGATCAACTACAAGCAGTGCTACAGGCAATGATCGAGATGCAAGCCAGCAGAGTTTTGTTCGCAAGATTTGCTGAGGAACTTGAAGGTCAAGGGCTTGACCCAGCCCTCTCATCAGAGATGGATAGGTTGTTCTCACTCATAGATAAGTTTAAGAACATTTCAGACACCCGTGATTTGATGCGCATTGAGGTTGAGGCCCGAGGTAACGCTGGTGTACTTTCTAGATTGTTTGGTACAAAAGCTGGAGAAATCTCAAAACAGCTACCTAGTGGGGGATTTGGGCCAAATCAAACCGACCAATTTATCCAGGATGTTATTGACTTTAGCGAGTAGCTCCCTTACACTGGGTGACGCCAGTACTACAACAAGGAGCACAATATGGCAAGAACATGGCGCAAGATTGGTACCACCAGTAGCGACAAGTCAAACAACGTTTGTGTAGATGGTTCACAAATCGTTGCAGACAACGTTACTATAAACGGTGATGGTTTCATGTCTGAAACTGCATTGAGTGTAGATACCGTCAAGAGCTACCTGTCTACAAAAGGATGTACTTTGTGGATGAACTGGGATATAACTAACGATGACGGTCGTGAAGAAGCAGCAGAATGGCTTCTCAGCGAAATTTACAATGTTTTGATGTTCTCGGCATACAACGACAACGAAATGGACAACACCAACAATGCCTAACCCAAATGAGTTCATGGATGCAGTACAAGAGGTCATTGACATGCATGACCGAAAGGGTGCTGATTATGGGTCACAGGCTGACCAGTTTGCAAACGTATCGGCCTCAAGTCAATGGGGAATCCCACCGTGGGTTGGAGCAATGATGCGTGCTAACGACAAGGTTGTACGACTCCAATCTGCGGCCAGAGGGTCAACACTGCGAAATGAGGGCATAGAGGACAGTCTTCTGGACATCGCCACCTATGCCTTGATTGCTCTGTGTCTATTCAGACGAGATCTAGAACAGTAACATGGACTGGATGGAAGATGCTCCGTGCCGTGGATTGAATCCGGATATCTTCTTTCCTCCCCTTGATCAGACAAACCACAACTCTTACTACAAAGCTGGAAAAGCCGTATGTCACACATGTGATGTGTGGGAAGAGTGCTTGAACTATGGTATAGACGAAACTTGGGGATTGTGGGGTGGGTTGACTCCGCAAGAACGAAGAGGTACAGCGAGACTTCATCACGGAGTTATCGAAATGTATCGTTCTGGGTGTCGATGCCCGAAGTGTAGAGAGTCATCTGTAACAGTAAGAAAGAGAATCCCAAAAGAAATATTCCCTGCTAGAGGGCAAGAATTCAACATAGAATCGTTAGTTTTCAAACTTTCCAGCATGTGATGTAGTAAGTTCTCGTCACAATTTGGTAATATAGATACGTGCCCAACCACCCAACGGTTGGGCACTGTCTTTATCCCCTATCAAGGAGAATACTTTTGAAATTGAAATACTCAAAACCAGTGATTCTGGTGGCGTTTGCTACCAGTCTCGCGATCTTGTTACCACTGGCAAACGGTATAGAAAATCCAAAAGAAGAAGTAACCACCCCACTAGTCACCACCCTCCCACCCCAAACGACAGTGGTACAACCAACAACTACAGTAATAGAAACCACGACAACCACCACAGAGGCACCAGTCACCACTACGACTACCTTGGTGCCACCCGGTAGCAAATGTGAAGAATTGGCACCAATTGCGCTTGCAGCCGGATGGCCCCAAGAACTACTAGTAGACGTTCTGGATGAGGCTTGGCAAGAATCTCGTTGCCTCAACATCATCGACGGTCACAAGAACTTTAATGGGCATGACCGAGGCCCACTCCAGATCAACCAGGTGTGGCTCAACGAGATTGAAGCCAAATATGGAAGCTGGGAGTACGTCAAAGACCCGTACTACAACTTCGCGTGGGCGTGGGAGATGTACATTTGGCATGACATTCACAAGGGTTGTGGTTTTAAACCCTGGTCAAGAAAATGTAAATAACTAAAAAAATAAACAACAATAGTTGCAATTGAAAACAGCCACGTGTAGCATACAAACAACGGGCAAAGCCCAAGACACAAGGAGAAACACAATGAATGAAAATACAATTACAGTTCAACTTCCCGAAGAGATGTTGTTGATCAAGATTGCAGACATTGTTGGAACAGCAGAGGTTGCCAGCATTCTCAACTGCCCCAAACAGCAGATCCATGCGCTGAGAAAGCGCGCAGACTTTCCGGCCCCAATTGTCCAGCTGTCAGCAACCCCTCTTTGGAATGCCCAACAGATCATTGAATTCGGCTCAAACTGGAAGCGTCGCACAAAGATCTGAGGAGTAGTACAATGTTGCTCATGGAGACAGACAGACAAAAATATCCAGCTGGTATCTATGAGTGCCCCAAGTGCAGTGCGTGGGTGGAGGTGTTCGTTCCCTTGAACGAGCTCCCCACCCACCCCTGCGGGGTTGGAAAGAGACCAAAAAATATGGAGTACAAAGGAATGGGCCGTGCTAAGACTAGGGATAGTGTCGGGTGATTGGCTTCACCCTATAAAAACAGGAGAACCTGTAGCGTTGTGGGGAGGAAGTGGCTGGGCACGCCTGGGCCAGTATGTTGACCACCTTCCATTTGAAGTGCACGTTGGTACACTCACTTGGTATTACGACAGATTTGTCGTAGTAACTGTAGACGACGAGATGCATGAAGTAGATGTGATCTACATGCAACGTTTAATGCATGAGGGGCTTACCCAGCACGTGCCAATGGCTATTGCAAATGGACAAAAAATAATAAATGATCTTGATGACTGGTACTGGGGTCTAGACACATCAAACATGGCGTTCTTGCATAACCATCCAAAAGTTAACAAAGTTGAGAACACTAACAACTACAAAGCAATCTTGTCGAAGTCCACAATCCTGACTGTCAGTACCCCCTATCTTGCGGATAGGGCTTCTTCGTTTGTACGATGCCCAATACAGGTTATTGAAAACACTGTAGACATAAACCGATTTACACAAACAAACTACACAGACACGGACACTCCAGTTGTTGGATGGGTAGGGTCAACAGCACACCGAAGCAAAGACATTGAGACACTAAAGGGTGTGCTTGACCCAATGGTAAAGAATGGCTCAATAACTCTTTACCATGGTGGTCACCACAGTTCCGCACCAACCTTTGCAAGCAAGCTTGGGCTTACAGAAGACATGGTAACAACAGAGGATATGCGACCAGCTGAGTTGTACCCAGAACTTATGAAGATGGACATTGGCATTGTCCCCTTAAACAAAACACCATTTAACATGGCCAAGTCAGACATAAAAGGTCTGGAGTACGCAGCATCAGGAATCCCATTTATTGCTCAAGATCTCGATGCCTACGTGAACTTACACAAAAAATTAAATGTAGGGCTGGTAGCAACCAAACCAAAGGACTGGGTGAAGCACATAAAGTACCTGTCAGACCCAGATAATCGCAGAAATGTTGGAATGGAGCTACGGTCACGTATACAATCACGTGACATATCCCACGGAATACAGAGACTGACAGACTTAATCAGTAACATATGATTACCACAAGACAACTTAAATGGCTTAATTACGCTGTAGACGTATCTTCCACAGCAACGCACTCTCAATGGAGAGTCGGTGCGGTGTTGGTCAAAGGTGGGAGAGTTCTGAGCATGGGTGTAAATCGGTATAGAAATTTACCTTCTCAGGTTGATCTTGAAGGAGTTTCGTACCATGCGGAAGAAGTAGCTTTGAAGCGTGCTGGAGACGTAACGGGGGCAACGATATTTGTCGCAAGAGTTACCAGAAGTGGGCATCTTGGGTTAGCAAAGCCTTGTGAAAGATGCCAAGAACTTTTGCATGAACATGGGGTTCATTCAGCGATTTGGACTGAGCCAACGGGATTTGGAAAATCGAAAATTGATGACATGATTTTCAGCCGGATTTGAGACAAAAAAATAACACCCCGAGCGAACGACCACGATGTGTAGTCGCCCGCTCGGGGTTTTTGTCATTTGGACGGGGCCACGATTAGCACGTGGCTATGTCAAACTGGCCAATGATACGGAATATCATTAGGAACAGCTGGGAAATGTGGCGCGTAGTGATCTGAGAGTTTACGCACCAGATTTGATTGGTGAGACACCATCACCTTGCTTTCAACTTCCTCATCACTAAGCCACCAAGGCTGAGCTGGTGGCAGATTTTTTATGATTGGGTGTTGGCCAATTATTACTGCGGCCTTGATTAGACAAGAGTCTTTGTACCCTCTTTTCATCCATTCATCGCAAATGGCAACTTGGTATGAAAAAAGTGATTGTTCGTACCCTTTCCACATCTTTACCGCTGGGTGGTTTCTCCAACCTGTGGAAACACCACACAAGCAATTGATTATCTGCAGGTTTTCAACACGTTGCTTACCTAGACGTTTGTTGTCAAGAACTTGAGCGTTCTTTGTAAAGTTTCTTCCATAAGGTAAAAACGTTTGCATCAGTCCCCCTCAATGAGTACGTAACGGTCACCAAACTCAGGGTTCAACCCGAGGGTAGAACCAGAATCCCAGTTGACAGAGATTGTGCCAAAATCATCAATGAAACTGACAACCCCCTCATCCCCTGGCTTTAGATTGGTGTAAGGGTCATTTGTGTACTGCAACCGAATTCTCTTACCAATCATGTTCTTCTCGTACTGTGCTATTGCCACTTTGATTTTCCTCTTTCTAAGGGTTATCCGTATATAACGTCGCCAAACATGGCGTATTGCCAAAACAAATCTTGGGTTTCGCTGTCAAGATCACCTTCTATGACATCGTGAATCACGTTTTGAGCCCAAACCTTTTCCGTGGGCAAAGACTTCAAAACTTTGATCATGTCTGGAATACTGAACGTATTGGTTACTTCCCCATCACCGTCAGGGTCATCCATGGTAATCGTTATCCCATAGTCGTGTCTCACAACATGGGTGACCCACTCAAACCACTGATTGTCAGTCAGCATTCTCAAAATTTCACTGTCGTCCATGACAAGGGTTTTTGGCAACGTTATAGTGAACATTGTTTTTGACATGTTGTTCTCCTTTACTCAAACTTGTACATTTGTTCGGGGCAGAAATTGACAACTGCCGAAGCAGTTATGGCAATCAGCATTTGCTGGCTTCGGTAGTCGCTAGACGACTGCTCAAGAGCAGTTGCTACATCCCACGCCTGAGCACCGCCACGCAGTGCTTCACACACAACGTAACCAGTCTCAATGAGTTCGTAGTCGGGCAATCCCGTGTAACCGAACTCCTGCTCAATGTTCCACAGGAAACTATCTTCATCCGACCACACCGGGGGTGCAGGGGTAGCGATAGGTGCGTCGGTTGTTCTGACCACCTTTACTGTTGTGTCAGGAGCGTCAGTACGATCAACGTACACTGTCTCTGTACCACCACAGGCTGCTAGCCCAAGGATAGTGATTGCTAGTAATCTTTTCAATTTGTTCACATCTCTTTCTGTAGTGTGTCTGGGTTGTAACCAATGTCGATTAGGAACTCTCTGAGTCTTTTTATCTCGGCATTGAGGGCATGGTAAAGGTGTTGTCTCTCAATGTTCTCAATCAACGCCACTTTTTCCAAGTGTTCTGGATTACAGCAGAGCGTGTTACGGCAAAGGTGGTCCAGAGTTTCTGCTTTGGTCAAACTTACATGCTTATGCTGCTCGTAAGACCATCTGTGTGCTTGATAGGCTTTATTGCCTATGTACATTCTTCCGTAGCCTTTATCTACGGTTCCTGTCCATATCCAACACCCATCAGCTGTTTTGTTTATGTTCTTCCAAAACTTATCTTCAGGAAGTTTGGAATCTTCAATTACGTGCAACACACCATCACGTTTTAGTTGTTTATAGTGAGCTGCACATAATCCTTTTGCTACGACCGGTCTATTACACACCGGCCCTCTACATAGAGCCATAAGTACTCCTAGTGTTTGACGGCATCACGATTGCGACGAGAGTGAGTCTACACTAATGCTTTGCTCTTTAGCGCGTCTATGACGTTCCTTTCTGCGCTCTCTTGGACTTAACCCACCAAAGATGCCAAACATGTCTATTTCATGTTTTACATCTAGTGCGTCTTCCAAACATTCTGATTTTACGCTGCATGAGTTGCATATCTCTTTTGCTTCGCGGCTTGACTGCCCGCGTTCAATGAAGAAGATTTCAATTGGCTTGCCTCTACAAGCAGCGTGCTCTATCCAGTCTGAATTTGTCATCCTATACCTCTACTTTGTACAACTTTTTGAAGTCTCGTCTCATCGGATGCAGAGACGATTCGGTTCCGTGTGTGGAATACGTTGGTCCTTGGATGTTGGGTGGGGGTGTAATTTTATACACCCCACCCTTATTCCGAGTAATAGAAAACCCAAGATCCTCAAGTTTCCTAAACATCTTCTTCACGGCTTTTGATTTATGTTGCATGACCATGAGAACACCTTAACGGAGGAGATTGCCTCCATCAACTATTGTCCCTTCTGGTTATGAACGCAAACCCAGCTTCGATGTTCTTCTCCACCGTGTTTGTCAAATCCTTAGTCTTGACCGATTCCGGAAGAAGGTCGAAGGCCAGCTTGTTGGACAACAACAGAACTGCGTCACCAATAGTGCCTTGGTTACGCTCCAACTTGTAAGGCTTCATGAGGAGCACTCGTTGGTCATTGTCCCACACAACGGATTCAACAGAACCAGGGCCGTCGCTATACAAACAAATGTACACAGTGCGCATCTCACCGGTATCTGCGTTGTAGCCTCTGCCAGGAGCAATCACTCCGAACTGCTTGTAACTGAGCATTCCAGGGTGTACACAAATGTACGCGATAAGATCTTGGAGAGTTTCAAACTCCATTTCTCCAATTTCATATGTCCTACACACCTTCCCCTCGTCGTCTATCTCAAGAACACAGGGATCAACGTGGTCGAACAACATTGACCGGTGGGGCAACCTGTTTGACAACTCGTCAATGACACGCACCAAGGACAGTGCGCTTACACCATACGGGGCTTCAATGAAGCCCTCGCTGTTTCCGTCTGCGTCCTCACACGCGAAGTGAACGAACTCATCCATTTGAAATTTCCTCCATGTTAAGTAATGCGTTTACAATGTTTCTTATGTCCAACAGTCTGTCGGTCATGACAGGTGCCGACGCAATTTGATGACCAGCGGTGATGCTCAACGTGTCATCAATTTCTGATAGAACTTTGTACAGTTCTTGGTGCAACTGTTCCTTGTTCACTTCTTCTCCTCCTTGTCATTCGTTCCAAAGATGGAATCGAATGCTTGAAACACCTTGTCAAGCTCTGTTGAAGCCATCAGGTATTCCATGCGCCCGAGTTCAGCATCCATCTGGCGCTTCTTGGTATGGCGCTCTTTAAGCATTTGTGCCATATCCTCGGCTAGTGCTCGGATATCTTGGTCAACGCTGTCATTCTCCAAGTCATCATCGACTTGCTGTTCTCTCTCCAACGATGACTCGTAGCTTTCACGGGCAAACTGACGAGCACCCTCTGGGTCGTCACGGAATTCACGGTCCACCGCGATCACTTGACCCAGATGGGCTGCGATACCTGTCTCTTCAGGGCGCAATCCTGTCTGTCGTTGCAATTCCTCGATGAACAAATCCATTTCATTTGCCATGACTCTTGCATCTTTGTGGGTTTGCATGTAACTCTGCATCAGACGCTCGGTGAAATTGGATGTAACGTGGTACATCCACACCATGTCTTGTCCGGTTCTCATGTGTTCCCACTCTTCGGGGGTTGCCGGGGAAGCCCCGAACTCTTCAAACACTTCGTAATAATCAAACATTTCTTTTATTCGCTTTCTACTTGGTTTATTTTGGTGTTTAACTTGTCTATCAATTCACATTTTTTACACGTATGTGAGTACATCTCACCCGTATACGTAAATACAAAAACGCGGTTTGATACGCTTTCCCTTATGTACGTTTCATACTCCTTGGTTTTTACACACTCACAGTCCAACACAAACAACGACTCACGTAATTTTCTGTATGAGGCCGCTGAATAGGTAGTTTGTGAATCAACAACTTCCAGAATCAAGTTGATAAGTGATTCTTCCAACGTTTCTCATTTCACTCGTAGTTGCTTGTACTCGGTTTTCTTTGTTACTTGATCAGCCACCTCCTGCTTTATCGTGCCCATCTTGATCGCGGCATCCATCAACTGTGTGTCAACGGAAGGCTTGGTAACCTTGTTGAACACTGAAGCACTAACCAAATCTTTGAGCACTTGAGCGTCGAAAGACCGTCTAGCAGGAGTAGACAGCTCAATCGTTACTTCGTCCAGGGTTACAGTTGTAACCCCAGATTCATACATCATGTCTTTCAACATGGCGTCCAAGGCTTCAAACTTGCTCTTGATCACGTCCAGCTCTGCTTTTAGCTTGACCCAATCTTGAGCGGTGTCTTTGATCACTTCGTTTATTGCTGACATGGCTATCTTCGCTTTCTGTACGAGTCCAAGACTCCGTTTTGTATTTGCTCTAGCAGTACCTCTCCTTGACCGTCAATTAGAATGCCGGTAGAAAAGGCTTTCTCTTCAAGGACACTCCACAATCTCTCATCAATTGTTTCGCATCCTTCGATGTGGCACAAAGGTATGGTTATGTGAACATCAAGTGTTTGTGATATTCGGTGTAACCTATCCTCTGCTTGTTTTAGTGAGGCAGGATTCCAAGGTAACTGGGCAATAACACCACGATAGTTTTGGTTTACACCATTACCAGTAAGTGTTAATCCTGTACCAGCTGAGATAATCTGCCCAACCATTACTCGTGAAGCACCACTGTTGAAGTCGTTGACCGCTGCTTTTTTAGCGCCCTCCGACATACCACCTCGCACTTCACAGGGGTTGTACTTAGATAACCCAGCAGTAAGGGCGTTCATTGTGTCTACGTGCTCGGCAACAATAAACATTCCACCTGGCTCGTTATCCAGTATCTCCGATACATGTTTGATAATGGCATCTGTCTTTGCTCTACCAACATGTTTTCGTAGGTAACCCAGCTGAACCAAAGCATATGCTCTTTCGGCTCCCGTAGTGTCTCGGTTTATTGATTCAAGCCACGCAATGAGATCATTATGGACATCCATATAATCTTGCACTGCGGGGCCAGAACCTTCCAAAGTAACGGTCGCCCGAAACTTGGTAGGCAAATCAATTACCTCGTCTCTCTTACGTCTGAACATAAAAGAGTCATGCATACGATTTTTAAGGTCTAGGTCATTGGTTGATATCCTACCAACTTTTCTACCGTTTACTGTTTTACCAGACCACGGTGCGTAGTGTTGATAGAAGTGGCCAATACCACCTATTCCTGCCCATGCGTTAGAACCCAAGAAATCTATCTGAGATACGAGTTCCATGTTTCTACCGTTTGGAGCGGGCGTACCGCTCATCAGTACTTTAACCGCATCACTAGGCAGATAGTTACTTATGTTTATCAAAGACTTGGTACGCTTTGATGCATTCTTGAAGAAATGTGCCTCATCAACGATGATTGCATCAATTTCTCCCATAAGGGCTACTGACCAGTGAGTTAGAACTGCGTTACCGATAATGTAAACATCCGCATCAGGAAGACTGTGCACGGACTGACCTCTGAGTACAGCAGTTTTCAGATTAGGGTTAAATTTACTTATCTCGCTAACCCAGTTCCACACCAAGCTCGGTGGTACTACGATTAGTACTTTTTGTTGCTCCTGCTCAACTAGGGCAGACGCCACAGCAATAGCTATTGCTGTTTTACCTAAACCCATATCTAACGCAAGATAAGACTGCTTTTTAGACACAGCCCATTCAAACGCTTCGATTTGGTAGTCGTACAGGCTTATGTTGAGGGACGGTAGAACTAGCTGGTTGGACGGCGGCACGATTGCCGGTCTAGGCTGTCTCATGCCTCACCTGGAGCATAGAGTATGTTGTTGTACTCGTCGGTGTAGACAAGTTTTGTTGGGTCTACCGGATGATTCCAATCACACCCAAAGTCTTCGCTCGCCCACGTTGCCACGACGTTCATAACATCCTCTATCGTTGGTTCTGGGTACTCCCCAAACTCCTGCAGACTAGTTAGCGCCTCTTCTACAGAGTAACTAACCATTCGTAGGACGTTGATTACTTTGGGAAGTTCGTTGTCTTCTTCCACGTCAGATACTTCTGACCATTCCACGTTTCCTCCTATGCTAGGAAATTTGATAGGGATTGCTCAACCTTCTTCGGCAACTCTGCCACATCATTGATGACCAAAGTTACGTCAGCACCTTTACCTTCCACGAAGGTACCTGCATATGCACCGTCGCCAAGAGCGGTCAACACCCAGTACTGTCCTGGTTGCACGAACGGTTTGATTGACTTGACGTCAGACCATGCACCGTCTGTCAACACGACGACCAGCTGTCGTTGCTTTCCTGCTTTCTGGTTTTCCACCTGCTTCAAAGCAGCTCTCGGGTTTGTACCGCCACCGTCGTGTATGAGCAATGGTGCCACATTTTCTTCGTGCGGGTACAGCATATAGGCATCTGTGTCGAATGTTGAAACAGTGCAAGGAATTTCCAAACTATCGCACGCAAGACGAATACCATACGCTGCGACCGACAACTCATCCATCCATGCATCCATCGACCCCGACGTGTCAAGCAACACAGACACCGAAAGGCTATGGCCAGTCGAGCCTTCACCCTCGTAGTCAATCCAATAGTCGCTGTCGCCTGGTTCATGAGTCTTGTAGGACACTGGGTCCAAGACACCATTTTCCTGACGGAACCGCCACGCTGGGTCAGCGGTCACTGCTAGAGGAGCGAGTGCATTGAGCATTGCACCGGCAACTTTGTTTGCTTTGTCAATCAGTTCGTTGCTCAACGCTGTCGTTGCCTGAGTTCGGATAAGAGGCTTTGACAGCTCCTTGTTCACATCACTCATAAACTGCTCAGCGTCAGTAACACTGGACACACTCTTAGTCGCCTTAATGATTCTATCCTTAAGTTGCTTACGCAACTCAGCGTAGTTGACATTGTGCTTGATTTGCCCACCGGTTCCATCAGACCCAGCACCACGATCAAGTGGTCTAGAGTCTTCCTTGTCTTCTCCCTTACCTCCTTGATCGCTAAGGGAAGGCTTGTCTGATTTGGTTGGACTACCTTGTCCTTCACCTTCACCAGTCTCTTGACTTTGTTGGCTTCCAGAACCAGCTGTCCGTCCCTTGTTCGTAGACTGAGGATCTATTTCTTCGTTCTCAAACTTGGGCTTCTCGGTGATCTCAGTATTATTGTTGATACCTTCTGGGTGTTCACCAGGTGAAGATGCTCCTTTGGGTTCTTGTGAACTCTTGTGATTATCCCTATTTTCACCTCTGGTCCAACGACCACCACCATGCGGTGGCTTGGGTGTGGTGTTCTCATTGGACACCCATCTGTGCAGGAAAGTGGCAAACTCCCACGAAGATACAACCACTTCAGTGGGGGTTGTTGATCTTCTAAACTTGCGCACCAACTCTTCACACTCTTCAATCATCTCCAGCGGCTTACCTTGTTGTTCAAGGTACTCAACAGCCAACTCCTTGATCATGTGATACACATCATCGGAAAGATACGTGCGAGACGCAATCATGGGCCAAACAGAACCTGGGTGTTTCGACGGCTCTACGATCAGTTTGAGTGTCACTGCTTCCAGATAGCCAGCCATGGACGGAGTATTGCGAACCACTATGTCCTCCATACGGCCGTCCTCCAGACAATTCCACGCTGGTCTAACCCAATCCTTGACCTTACCGAATTGGCGATAGTGCTCATGCAGGCTGTATCTGGCTTCGTCTACTGAATCAGATCGTCCGTCAGGCACAATACGTATGTTCTCGGAAACCACTTTGTCGATCGGCTCTGCCATTGACACGTACGGAGACCTAAACTCACTTTCTTCGCCTTTGTAAGCAGGGTAAGTCTCTTGCATGTAGTCGCCACCCCAACGTGCGTGGCGCACAATAGAGATTGGTTCAACCTTGTTGTCCATCAACGCACAGTCAAACAACACATCGAACCCAAGTGTGTGGAGTATGTGACCACCTTCGTGGTACACCACACCCTTGATGGCCATAAGTACCTCCGCAACTGATTCCATGTCTTTGAAATCAACTTTGTTGAGGTTAACCAGTATTTCGATGTCTTTGAAGTTTGTACACGCTATGACAGGCATATCCAAACTGGTATCTTCAGTAACGGTTACGCTGGGGTTGATTCCAAACGACGTTAGAACTGACTGTGCACGCTGACCAAGGACATAAGCCAGAGCGGAAGTCTGTCTACGCCACAGTGCCGTCCGGTCTTGGTCCCAGTATGACTCACTCATACCAGGACGAAACACCGAAGGTGTGTACAACTTGTCGTTGTAGTTGTCGTGAGCGATCATCGACAATACTGATTCACGATGTGATTCTTCGATGCGCTTACGCTCTCGGTTGGCTGATGCTCTCTCGGCATTTCTGCGTTTGAGAATCTCAGGGTCTATCTTTGGTTTTTTGGTAGTCACTCTTGTACCTTTCTATTCAGAGAGACAGGTTGAATTCTGAGGTTACATTTTCCACCACGTCACTGGTGGTTGGTTCTTCAGGCTGAGGCTCAAATTCCGCACGAAGCATCTCTTCGATACCACGGTCCTTGATGATTTCGGATACCACGATCTTCTCGTTTTGCGAGACGAACTGGCCCATGAACGCCCACAAGCTGAAGTCAACTCCAAGGTGAACCAAGTCACCTTCAAGCAACTGCAACGCTCTGGTACCCACTGGGGTGACGATGCTACGCTGTGCGCGAGCATTACGCAATGCCTGACCAAGCAAGCGGATAGCAGGAGACTTGATCAGTTTCTTTTCCACATCCTCGTCGTAGTTCCACTCCAGCAGCTTGAAGCGGTTAGCAAACGCTTCGTTGGTCTTGGACATACCAGCATAGCCGGGATTCCAAGAGGAAAGAATCCACAAGTTCTTGTCGGCATGCACGATTTCGGGACGGAACGAACCCTCATGGGTTTCCACTCCAGTCACCGGATCAGTGAACACTCGTCCGTCCCACACCGGCTTGCGGATGTTGACGAACTGGTGACGGTTGTCCAGCAACGGGTGAATAGCCGCGGTAACAGCACCGGACATTGCATTCACCTCGTCAAGGTAGAGGATGCCACCGATACGGGCCGCGAGGGCAACGATACCCTCCATCCACACCAACTGCTCCTGACCGTTGACGACCACCGGTCGGTACTGGCCGAACAAGTCATGGTCAGTGATTGCCGACGAACCGGCAAGTGTGAACACCGGCAACGGCTTGTCAAGGCCAAGCTGTTCAGCAACCTTGAATGCCATCACTTGAGCCAAGTATGTCTTACCTGACTGAGTGTCACCCACAAGGGCGACAGACACCGGATATCCGTCATTCTCGTCACGACGATTGAAGTACTTCATCATCACGTCAATGTCGGTGAGGTCTCCTGCAAGAGTACGGGATACGTAGTTCTTGGGGTCGATGTTCGGTCGGAACGGATCGAGCGCCGGATCATCCAACGATTCGATTCGCAGGTTGCTGACGACCACTCCGTTGGAGGGCTGAGGGGCATTGGACGGGGCGGCGTTTGCGACGTTGGAACGTCCCAGGATTACAACGCCCTTGGGCAGGATCTCAACGACGCCCAGCAACGGATCATCGAACGTCACTTCGATCTTGCTACCGGGGCCACCAGGCATCAACGTCGCCCGTGTGATTGTGCCTTCGGCATTCTTGAACGGCGGGTACTTACCCACCACTCGCATGCCTTCTCGCAATTCTTTGGTACTTGCCATGTCTTTTGTTCCTTGTCTCGTGTTGTGTTATCTTGTATTACAACCCACAAACTCATGGGAAGTTGTGGGGATCTTGATGTGACAGAAGTCACTTGGGGTTCATGTATGATTTGTTAGCAGTGACAAGGCTGTCAGTGGCTGAACAAATTATGGGGGTGCTCTTGTGTACTCCCAGTACAACGTACTCTGCTTGTTTGAATCCCATCTTGTAGCATTCAGTACTCAAGCAGTAGTCATACGGGCGTTCGTCGTCAATTTCTTCGTCGCAGAATACGCAACGTTTCATGGTTACTCCTTGGGGGGATTGATTGGGTGGCGCATATCGAATCTGTCAACCTTGCGCAACTCAACTGACTTGCGCAGCATGTGGCGCCGTGTTCCACGACGGGTGTACCCGTCGTAAGACCAAATGTGGTACCAGTCCGAAGTTTCTCCGGTGTCAGTTACCGTTCTGAAGTACAGACGACCTCGGTATCTGCCCGTGCGGATCTTGACTATCGTGTGCTTGTACTGCTTAGCTTGCATTGCTTGTCTCCCATTCTGTCCAAGTAACGGACTCTGTTGTTTTGGCTCCTAGCTTTTCCATGGAATCACGGACGATGTTTTCGATGTGCATCTCAAAGAGGTAATCTTCCACATCGTCTTCAATTAACCATGCTGTCACCTCGTCAACGTCTTTCTGACTCGGTGCGTACTCCTCCGGAAGATAGATTCCTTCGTCAATCTCCCAGGTTATTGTCACTGTCACTAGCTTCTTCGCCATCTTCTTCTCCTTCAAAGAGCGTCAGTTCATTTTCGAACATGATTAGATCAACCAACAGCCCCCACAGCTCGCTTGTGGAGCTGAAGTACGCAAACTGGCCTGTCACATCGTGTCTGATGGACTCAAGCTTGTAAGCCCATTCTGATACTGGCATAATGTTGCCGTCTTCTGTAACAGACAACATAAGAGTTGGCCCATCAGATCTGATGACGAGGGCGTAGTCTCTGTTGTCTTTTGTTACGATGGGCACTGTAACAGCGCCCCAACTTGTTGCCTTTTCTTTCATTCCTCTATCCATTCCTGTCCGCTGAGAACCAGCGAGACATACTTGAGAACAACGTCCACTTCTGGTCCGTCGTTGTTGAGTCTAAGGTTGCGTTGAAGCCACCTTAGATTGTGGTCTTCTGACATATCACGTCTGTCCAACGGGACATCCATGGGAATCAGAAAGAGTCGAATCGCAGATCGTAGAGAGATCATTCGTCCTCCCACAGTTTTGAGTTGACCCACTCAAACTCACACTCCACTGAGCAGACACCCGTCAGCAGGTGCAATCTTTCAGCCTCGTTGAGGTAATCCAAGGTTTGTACATATGCCACCAGCTTCATCATGGCCTCTCCCATGCCCTCTTCAGGGACGCCACCCAAGATGAGTGTGAACATTGCCCCCACCTCGTTGGGCAGCACGTAAAAGTGCTTGCTCTGGCATATTGGACACCTAAAAGTGCCCATGACAGATATTGATGGGCTGTCTGGGAAGTAATCGTCGGGCAACTCTATCTTGAAGTCATCCCTGTGTGTCATCTCTTGTTCGGTGAATTTGATAATCATCTGGCTTTCTCCTTGTTGTAACGCCTCCGGCACGGAGGGCAATTGCATGGGTTGGTTTTGATTACTGTCTTCTTACGGCCAGCTCTGAGTAACTCAGTAAGCAAGTGGCCGCACGAATACTGGGTTTTATGTATTGTGGTCAATTTTCTCCTGAAAGTTTCACGGTCGGAATTTTGGCAAAGAAAAACCACCCTGAATACTGAGCATGGTATTGCCCAGTAGCCAGGGTGGGTAAACCCCTGGCTTGTTTACCAGAGGGTTCAGTCGTCGTAGCGGTTGCGCCACTCCTCGTCGTACCACTCAGTCACTTCTTTGATCATCCAAGGTATGATCGAAGCAACAAAAAAGCCCAGAGCAAATAGGCTCCAAGACTCATCGTACGAAAACACAGCCAGCACAAAGCTGGCTATAATCATCAGTTCCATTATCATTTCTTCACCCCTCTCTTCTCTCGGCTAGCCGCTTGGGCTCGCTTTTCACTTGCTTTTGATGCACACTTTGCACACAGTGATGGGTTGTTGTAAACCCTATCCTCGTATGGGTGGTCTACTTCGGCGTGGTCTTCGTGACCACATTTGTAAACACAGATGAATTTCACTTTCCTCCCTTGCTGTTGGATTGGTTGGCTGTAGCAGCGAGTTACCTTTCTCAGCCTCATGAAAAAACTGAGTGTAAAACGCCATGTTCCAAGCGCAGGTCCCTCTTCACCCAAAAGGACATGGGCTAGCTGCTACAACCAGCGCACCAGGCAGGGGTCGAACCTACAACCTACAGATTAGAAGTCTGTTGCTCTATCCATTGAGCTACTGGTGCATGCCATCGGTGGGTGTAACAAGCATGTGCTGGAAGTCCCTCGATCTTAACCTACGACCTAGGTTCGCAAGTTATAGTATCTTCTCAACTCTAATGCAACTTACAGTTATTACTAGCCCATTGCCGCATTACTCTTATGGCTACCTGCCCGACGACACGCAGGTAGTGACTGATTTCTAGCAGCCACGACTATGATGTTAAACCTCACTTATAACACCTGAGGTATGGTGCTTTCGCGCTGGTTGTCTTGATGTGCTACATCACGTCACATTACGATTTGGCCAGCACTACACGACAGTAACAGTGTTAGGATTACCTACCATATTGTAGGCCTGTTACTACGCTTGCCGTGATACTGCCCACGGCTGCAACCTGTGTAATATAGAAACGGGAAGCCATTACACGTGCTTTGGTTTATGAACCACTACCCTATGGGATACACCCAACACGTTTCTATTGCGTGCCTGCACACTTATGGTCCTGCAGAACCATGCACTTAGTGCCTAGGTCGGCTGTACATCACCGCCCAGATCTCAGCCCTTGAAGTTGCGACGAATCGCTTCCGGATCACCGATCCAGAAGAAGCCGGTGCCACAACTCTTGGCAAGCCACTCGTCAAGGAGTTTATGATAGAACTCCTTGTCGACCAGCGGGCTGGACTCTTTCTCCAGCTCACCACATTCGTGACACACGTCACTGTGCACAGGACCCTTGCGGGTCATGTACTCTATCTCACCACAAAAGCGCATTTTGCGCCCCCTTTCTGTTAGTGGAGTGGGGCGTGTAGGGATCGAACCTACGACCGAGGAATTATGAGTTCCCTGCTCTAACCACTGAGCTAACGCCCCAAGTGAGCATTTTTACGACATACTCAGGTCGGCGTGGTGCATAACGGATGCGGCTTATCCACGACTACCGCACCGGCCCTCCGCATAATATTACCCGCAGAGGGGTGGGTTGAGCAGTATTGTTATGCCTTGCTCAGAGGCATCTGATTGACGGGTGGCAAGCCCCAGTTAGTCCCGACAGAAGGGGGAAGTCCTGTCTCGTGCCTTTTGATCAGATCTTGTTGAGGCAAAGCCGAGGCTTCGCCACGTACTGACCGATTCCGATGTTTGCACCCCTGTAGATGCACTGGAGGCGCTCAGCCACGGGCTGGTTCTCGGGCGTGACACGTGGCCCACTCGCTTGGGTCAGCCAAGTCAAAGCGGTCAGGGCGTCTGCCCTGAGCCTGAGCCACTCACCATGGCTTGAGGGGTTTTCCCCCTCCAAGAGGAGCGCCAACTCCTCAATTTCCTTGATGTTCATTATTTTTTGCCCTTCCTGATAATGCTCCACTCAATCATGGTGGAGTCAATGGTTGATACAGTCAATAAGATCTTGCCAGTGCATGGATCAGCCAGTCTCGCAAGGGGGTAAGACGGCGATCAACACACACTGGCTTATGCTATGTATACGCCTATGTGCTAATAGCAACTACAAACGGGGGGTGAGTAGTGCTAAAGCAGACGTTGCACTCAGATAACGTTGTACAACGAAAGCATAGGCCCATACATAGGCACAAGTTGTGACATTTGTCACATGGTAGTGACAATTGCCACACGGTGAGACATTTGTCACATGGCTATGACAATTGTCACACTAGGCACCTCGTACTGGACGGCGCGCCGTTTGCGACGCTATCCGGTCCAGCCAGACGCAGGGAGCAGAGATGCTCCACACACTACGGTCGTGGCAGAAACACGGTCGTGGCAGAGGCAAAGAAATAATGCCCCCCATTTCTGGGGGGCATTACTCCTCATCAGGTCAGGCGTTGACGCCCAACTTGGCGGAGGCGAGATTGCTCATCGCCACGAGACGCTCAAGGAACTTGCGTCCCTCAGGAGTCAGGGTGTCGAGAGCACACACCTTGGCGGCATGGTCGAACCACGTCTGAGACACCTTGTCCATCTGGACTTGGTACTGCTCATTGGTCAGTTCATCCTTGCTCTTGGTCTCCTTGCCAATCCGCTGAAGCAACGTGTAAGCGTTCTTCTGCGTCTTGGCAGTTGCCAATGCCAGTTCCACTTGGTCCACTTCCTTCTCCATCAGGAGTTGGAACGCACCGTAGTAGTTGGTGAATGGCTGAGAACCGGCGAGCGACGACACGGTGTTCGGGAGCGACGCGAACCGTCCGAATGCGACGATGAGTCGCCCGAATCCGTTCGGAGCCTTGCCGATGGTTTCCGTCCACGCCTTGGCGACTTCCGAGGTTTCGACCTTCTCCGGAGAGAGTTGAGCGATCTCGTTCGCCACCTTGGCGAGGTCCGCGAAGAATGTCTCCGCAGCCGCGCGAGCGGTCTGGAACGCACCGTGTCGGCGGATACCCTCCGCCAACCTGCTGATTAGTGTGGACATGAGTTGCCATACCTTCCTGCCCGTAGGCATTATTCGGCTCGGGAATGAGCCTAAGTGGGGGCACGACCAAGCACTTGCGTGCTACGCGACTTGCGTCGCTAGGTGCGTGTTCCCTACCTACCACCATTATGACGACCAGCCAGACGTCTCCCCCGTAGGGCCCAGCCCCCAATGAGCACCCAACTACGCAATAGCCCTATTCTGCAACTTAACCGGTTACATCGTAAAGCCGCCCAACCGACAAGTGAGCTATAATAGACCTATTCTATTAGGAGGTAAACCATGGCTGAATTACTGAGGAATAGTAAAGAAACCTGGGTTGATGCTGATGACTTTGGGGGGTCATTTGATCGTAACAGAACTTTCCGTCTCGCTGACCCTGAAGCTCATATACGTAGACTAACCTCATTTACCTCTGGTATGGGGAATGTTGCTTCTACTCACCCAGTATTTAGTAACAAACGAATGTATATTTCTCCAACTAGAGGGGAACAACACGTACCTAGCAATCTGATCAGGGTTGACGAACATGATGAAGGGCTGATCCACACATCAGGTCACCTAGATGAGGCTAACACTGCAGCTTTACGTTTCGGCTACAAAGACGTAAACGACTACACCAACCGTGTTAGGTCGGGGAATGTAGATAAAGATGTCGAATCTGCCAGTACGCACTTAATATCTACTAGAATGCCATATACCCATCATATAGATATCATACCTGGAGAGCCTGGGTGGAGAAACGAACATGATGCGTTTACCGCAAAACTTATTGCTGCCGAGCACGACCCGCATTGGGGGTATACTGTGGAAGACGCAAAGTGGCAAGCATTTGGAGATGACACACAGAGTAGTAACTTTAGAGAGGCCATGGGCGAGTTAAGACACAGAGTACGGGGGGTTCTGCGCGACCCCAGTTCTCCAAGAGCTCGTGAAATAATGGAACACGCATTAGCAAACCCTGTACATCAGCCACAGCTGAGAGGTTGGGACCCAGAGAGGTTTAGTCCACAATTCCTTAAAATAATACAGCAATCTCGTAGAGGTCACGATGTTGCAGAAGACGTAGTTGACCTTAGCACTGGTACTTGGGCCAAGATCCACCCAGACGAATACTTCCCAACGTGAGATTGAAGTATAGTTGGGGTAGTAAAAATTTGCGGGTTTGACTGAGGCGATTATGGCTAAAATGAAAAAACTGTCTGATGAAGAAGTATTGAAGGCTGGGTACCGTGACGACCCGTATAAAGGTTATAACCCTAGTCGAATTAATGATATTACTGAACACAATCTAATTGGTAAGAAGCGTAAAGAGATAGCTGAGCATAATAAACGCTATGAAGCATTGTCTAAGCCTGCAAATGACGCCAAACTGAATGCTGAGTGGTTCTACAGGACCAACCCTGATGTGGACCGCATGGACGATGAAGGTAACGTTATTAACAAACCTGACTGGAAAGCATGTTCTACTAACACCAGATACGGGAGCTTTTCTCACGGAAGCAACAACTGCGCGTGTAACGGCGGAAATTGCTAATTATTGTATTAAGGATGAGCTATGAACACAACATTTGACGACGACGAAGGTGACGACGAGCCAGATGAGTCTACTCCTCAGGAAGTGCGCAGGCGTAACCACCCGAGCATGAGTGGGCGTAAGAAGGTTTCTCCTCTAAACCCACGACAATTCTACGCTCAGGACATGCATTTTACGATGGTTAGAGACTTAACATCGGATGATGGGCAAAGAACACACCGAGAATACGCTATTGGTGAAGACTCACTAGATCAACCATCCGTAAAAACTCACATAACACCACTTTATGAGGGCTCATCTGACTGGCAAGTTAACATAATTGGGCCTAAAGGGCCTGTTAAATCACCATTTTGGGGTGTTTCATCTCGTAAAAGAGCCGAAATGGTCGAGCGCGGTATGGTAAGTCGACTAGCTGGACCCACTGGTGACATAACAAAGACAGCAGTTAGGCAGTATGATGACGTTCAAGAGGGTATAAAAGCCCTTGAACAGTCAGCAAACGAGGAAAAATAGTGTAAATTAGGTGTTTTAGGCTAAAAATTGCTTAAAAATCATAAATAGTTAAACTAGGAGGCATAATGATCGTAGTGGGTACCACTTTAACTGCTTTTGCAATGGACCAACAGCCACTTTGGGCAAGTTGGCTTACTAACCTTGAATTGCTTAAAGCCAGCCACAACGAAGAGGTTTGCTATTTTGCTGCTATTGAGGTAGATAAGCGCGGATTAGAGCCATTTAAGCCATTAATTGACTCTTTAAACCTAATAAACGGTCAATATTTCTCATATTCTTACGATGACACCAGGACTGAGGTTACTAGTGGCAATAGAATCCCGCATATATGCGCTGGAAGGAATATTGTGCAAGATTTTGCATTAGCAAGGCACGCCAGTCATATTTTGTTCCTAGACTCTGACACAACTCCTGATCAGCAGACTTTCCCCAAACTTCTTGAAATGAACCACGATTTAGTAGGTGGTGAAGTGGGCACATACTGCCTATCAGGGCCTGTTGTTGACAAATACCCATTTCCAGTACAAGAACATTGGAATACAGCTGGTTATTTACTTGCTTCAAAAAGGGTTTACTCAAGAATTCGCTGGAGATGGGATTGGTCTTTGAGCGACGACCCATGCTACGCTATGGACGCTAAGGAATTCTTAGGAGTCCCAACGTACGTAAGAAAAGACTGCATTGGTAGGCACTACCCAGAGTGTATTTCTCCTTTAGAAAACCGAGGGTACAACAGAACTGTAGTAATTTAATTATTAAATTTACTGTAGAACAGTTCTGCGTCATCTCCGGTCATAGCTAACAGTTCTGGATGAGCCGAAGCGGTAGTTGACGCGTAGTGAAGAACTGGAGCTCCTAAAGCTATACCGATTCTGTAACCATGGCGAATTGTGTTTTCAAACAGCTCATCATCTCCGTACCATAGGTTATAACCTTCATCTATTGGCGGAACTACCCCCCATAGGTTACTTTTTACTAAAAATGCACAACCCCAAATTCCATATTTTCTATATGATCCATCACATTGTTTAAACCCAGCGGTAAAGTCTGATCCGTCAGACAAACTCCTATTGTAATTAAGACCAACAATACCCACAGTTGGATCATCCATCAAAACACGTTGGGCCACCTCTATTGAGTTTTCGTGAAGTTCTATGTCATCATTTAATAGAGTTACAGACTCATAACCATTTTCGTGGGCCTTTTTCCAGGCGTCGTTCCACATTCTGTAGAATTTCCAACCGTGGGCGTTGACTATTTCTCCCTGATGGTTGTTTATGGCAGATACGCCTTCTTCAGAAGTGTGACCGTTGTCGTATATGACAACATCATAGTTTTTTAAAAAAGATAACAACGGAGATAACATTTGCCAATTTGATCTAGTTGGAATTGCAATTAATGTTCCCATATTGACCCCTTTAGTACTATAATTGAGCTGACGTTAGAAAGGTTTACAATGACAAGACTATGTGATTTTGCTAAAGATACCGACAAACTGTCGGCTCACCAGTATATACACGTGTATGAAGCCCTATTAGAACCAATACGAAACACCGCAAAGAATGTTCTTGAAATTGGTATTTATTGGGGCGGCTCAATACGCATGTGGAAATCCTACTTTCCAAACGCAACGATTCACTGCATGGACGTTCACGACAACTGCAACGGATTTAAAGGAGAAGACCGCATCTCTCCTGTATACCTAGACGCGTACTCTGAGGAGGCTCTAGGCAAAGTGTCACATATTAAGTTTGATTTTATGATAGATGACGGCCCTCACACCCTTGAATCTCAACAGTATTTTGTTAATAAATATAGTTCGTTGTTATCACCAAATGGAATACTAGTAGTAGAGGATATACCCCACCCTGAATGGATACCAGCGCTTACTGAGGCAACCCCTGATTCGTTAAAACCATACAGCTATGGTATTGACCGCCGATGGGTTCCAGGACGCAATAGCATAAACGACGAACTAATATTTGTTATAGACAAACGGTATGTATGATTGTTGATAGCTTTTTATTTGGCTGGGAACTTGACATGCTTGAGTGCCGCCTAATTGAGCTCTACGATGTAGTTGACAAGTTTTATCTTATTGAATCTTCAGTAACTTTTCAAGGATCTTCAAAACCCCTAATATACAAAAATAACTTAGATCGGTTTAAAGAGTGGTCCGATAAAATTGTCTATATTGAAGCAGAACTCCCAATAACCGACAATCCATGGGAAAGGGAGTACGCCGCTAGGGATTCTTTAAAAACGTATTTACAAGAACTTAGTGACGACACAATTATCCTACACGGTGACGTAGACGAAATACCGACTAGAGAGTTTATTACAAACTTACCTAACACCCTGCGTTATGGGGAAATAATCGTGCTTGATCATGCGTTCTATTCTATGGCTGTTGATTGGGAACACCCAGAAACAATTACTGGAATTGTAGTTAGTCACAAAAAGACTTTAAATAACTTGAGTATAAGCGCGTGGAGGCGAATGCGCACGACTACTAGGTCGGTAGCCAACGGTTGGCACTTTACTTGGCTGGGTGGCGAAGAGTTTATAAAATTAAAAGCAGCTTCTTTTTCCCACACTGAAACACATATTCAAGAATATATTCGACAAATGGGTGGGAAGCTGTATACTGATGGGTATCATGTTCTTGGTGAAAAACTCATACCTGTTGACATTGACAATACGTACCCTGAGTATATAAAGACACGGCGCTGCCCGCAAACATGGTTGCGCCCCCGCTAGCCGGGTGATGCGTCCGGTTGACGCAAGGTGTCTTATAAACACCGGTAGACGGGTTCAACTCCCGTACCCGGCACTGTTATAATTGATAACATGGTTGTTACTTACACTATCAGCACTCCAATGATGCACGATGCGCGTAGCATTGCTATGCGCCGTGCTACGGCAGAGGGTTGGGGTAGAGTGTCAGTAACTAACGTGAAGCAAGTTGGCGCACAAGCTTATGAAGTTACTTTGATAGTTTCTAAGTACTCATGAGCGACGAAAAGCAGTGTGATACCTCTACACAGTGTGTTTACTGTGGTGGTCAGCTGGTTCCAGAACACGCACACTATAAGTGCAAAGACTGTGGTAGACGTGACGCATGCTGTGAAGGAGTATATTGATTAAAAAGCTATTTGGAAGAATCATAAGTATCTCAAAATGGTCTTTAATAGTTTTATCAATATTTCCAGTCAGCTCTGCTAAAGCAGAACTAGCCACTTACACCGTAACTGGGGCTAATGATCTGTGGTTTACGTACACCGAACCTTCTGATTTTAAGGTACGTACTTACGCATGGGAGTACGGGATTGACTCCATGTTGTGGCTATACGACGCAAATGGTGTCTTACTCGCCCAGAACGACGATTTCTTTGGGCTGGATTCGTGGCTTGAAGTCGCCGTCCAACCGGGCTCATACAGGCTTCGCACAGGTGTGTGCTGTGGAAACCCCGACGCATGGTATGGTACTAGCTATACTGTAGAACTAAACACTACCCCTACTAACATCCCAGAAACAACAACGACATGGCCGGAAACTACAACATCCACGACTTCAACGACGACCAGTACTACCACTGCCCCAACAACGACTGTACCTGTCACGGAACCCCCAACTACCACGAGTACCTCGACAACTACGGAAGCACCGACTACTACGACGACGGAACCTACAACTACGACTGTTACTGTGGCCCCGACTGTTACATCTGTTACCCCGGTACTACCCAGTGTTCCTGTGGAGCCCACTACGACAGCGCCCTCATTGCCGACTGTCCCTACTGTGACCCCCCCAACGCTTCCCCCTTCTACTACCACTACAACAACGGTCGCCTCAACGTCTACGAGCACCTCCATACCGGAGTCAACCAGTTCGTCTACCAGCACGACCACACCGACAATTGTGCCTGTGGAGACTGGCCCTCTGGATTCTGAGGAAGAGATACTAAATCTCTCAGACGAAGAACTCACTGATCTAGTAGAATCTATAGAAGTAAGTGAACTAACTGAGGAATCAATTGCCGCTGTATTCAGCGAAGAAGTACTTAATGAACTATCTGAAGAGCAGATAGTAGAACTAATTGACGCAATTGTCCCAGAAGAACTGTCTGACGAACAAGCATTAGTGCTTTCTGAAGCGTTGACTAACGCCCCAGACGACGTAAAAGAAGAGTTTGAAGCTGAAGTGGACGTGTTTGGTGGCCAATTTGACACTTATGTACCAACAGGGTCTGCTGTGTCTGTAGGAGCACGAAGAGTGATAGTGGCTGCAGCTGCAGCCAGTTTTGCAATGCCAACCCCTACTAGCTCAAGGAAAGTTAGATGATTAAGAAATTCTTTAAAGAAACGTCTTCGCTGTCATGGACATTGGGTGGAACAGCCCTAGTGTTAATTACATTAAGTGGTCCCACAAAAGCAATAGGTTTATGGATATCCGGTGTATCATTAATTATCCACTTTCTCGGTGTCTTTTTTACAAAAGAAACGGAGTCTGAGGAATGAAAAAAGCTGTACTATTATTAGCAACATTACTGGCTCTATCAGCCTGTTCGGACAGATATAGGAACCCTGCAGATGACCCAAGAAACCAATCAACGACAACTGTACCAGCCCCGTAAGCGCTTATCGCCAGAAGATTTAGAGGCCAGAACCAGAGCAGTGGTGATTATGACCCTTGCTGGAGTTCTCCTTTTTAGCGTATGCGCTTTACTATATTCATTAATCTTTGTGTATCAACCTGCGGAGCAGAGTCCAAATGATGCGGCATTTCTTAAAATACTTGAGCCTCTCATGTTTAGCATTGGCGGCGCCCTTACTGGCTTGGCTGCTGGGCGTGCTATGTCTTCTGGTAAAAAAGAGGATAGCGAGTAATGGAGCCGGTGTACATACCAATTGTGGTCGCTTTGATAGGTGGACCCGTAATGTGGTTTCTACATCGCTTTGATAAGCGAAACACCGAACAACACGGCCAAAACATGAAGGTCTTAGAGAGAATAGAGCATAAGCAAGACCGCATGGACGGTAAGGTAGACCGCCTTGATGAGAAGGTAGATCGACTAGATGGGCGGGTAACTAATCTAGAGGCAGCAAAAACACGAAAGAAAAGTGTATAATTATTAACACGGAGTCCGATTGGGGTGGGCTATCTGAGGATGGCCCACCCCACATTCTTAGGCTAGAATGGAACCATGACTAATACAGTTAATTATTCCATATCTAAAGGGTTGCCGTGGGAGCGCTTGATCATAGTACGTGATCAACGTACTCATAGAGTCATTTTCCCCACATCTGCACGCGGCAGCATCAAAACCAGCACTACTGGCCGCAAAGAATTTAATATTACTCTTACGGCAGAAGGGGGAATACTCCTTGGATTAACCGAGGAAGAGACCACAGACCTACCTACTGGTAACTTGGAATATGATGTATTGGCAACTTATCCAAGAAAGGCTCCATACTCAGGAGCTAGCGAAGAGGTAACCAGACCCGTTGCTCGGGGTACAATTACTGTTACAGGATTGGAGAACATTACTCCATTGGAGGATACACAGGCTATGGAAATCAGGTTTAAACAGCGTGTGGACTTCCGTAGAAACTTTACCTGGAGAGACAGCACAGGTGCAATCATCGCAGTACAAGATGCCTTTATGCAGGCAAAAGACTCTTCTGGGGCTACTGTACTTGACCTTAGATGGTACTCATCAACCCCATCCGAAGCAACAGTTATTGGGTTAGCTGGTAACAGACGTGGGTATATTGCACCAATAGCTGGTGCCACACTTGAACTACACGTTTCGGATAAAAATACAGTACCTGCAGGTCGTCATAACTTTGACATGTTTGTCAAAGACTCTGCTGGAGACTGGGACTGTTTGGCATCCGGTGTAGTAGTAGTAGAAGAAGCAATATCGGTACCCCCAACATGAGCACTGTAGAAGTATCTAAACCTTCAAATAGCTACGTAACAGTTACTAAGACTAAAACTGTCTCTACAGTTGAAAAGCCAATTGAGCAAATTTTAGAAATACACGATCCGGGAGTAGCAGGACCACCAAACGCTTTAACAGTGGGAACTGTTTCTTCTGGCCCAGCGGCTGTAACTATAACTGGAACAGCCCCCAACCAAGTTCTTAACTTTGTTTTGCCAGTAGGCTCCTCATACATACATAATCAAATAGTATCTTCTACAACATGGACTATAAACCACAATCTTGGGTTTTTCCCCGCTGTTTCAGTTGTAGACAGCGGCGGTAACTACGTCATAGGTGATGTAACATATGTATCACAAAACGTTGTAACCGTGTCATTCAGCTCTTCCTTTGGTGGAAAAGCCTACCTATCGTGAGGTTCCATGTCTAAGTTTCTTACAAACATTGATCTAACTGGTAATGAGCTACAGAACGTTGTAATTCATAATGCCGGTACCGCTCCATCAGCCAGCGCAAAGCTGGGTGGTCTGTACTTTGACACCTCTAGCGGAGTTAACAAGCTTAAGTACTACAACGGAAGCGCCTGGGTAGAACTATCAGTTGGTCCCTCTGGTACTTGGCAACCAGTAGACGCTGACCTTACGGCAATTGCCGCGCTTACAGGTACTTCTGGTTTTCTTAAAAAGACCGCTGCAGACACCTGGGCCCTAGACACCAACACATACTTAACTTCCAGTACTGGTGTTGTCAGCGTAAACGGAAACAGTGGTGTAATTACTGACATAGCCGTAACCACTACTGGGTTAAGCCAGTTTGGTACAGGCACCACCACTTCAGCGCAACTTGCCACGGTGCTGTCAGATGAGACTGGGTACTCAACTGGTGCTAAGGCAGTTTTCAGCATTTCCCCAGCTATTAGCACCAGTATTACAACTGCGTCTACTTCGTTTGACCTTGTTAACACCACTGCTACCACCGTTAACTTCGCCGGTGCAGCCACTGCTGTAAACATTGGTGCTGCAAACAGCACTACCACAATTGCCGGTGACCTAGTTGTAAACGGTACAACCACCACCATTAACAGCACCACCGTTACCGTAGACGATCTAAACATCGTTTTGGGGTCTGTAACCACCCCAACTAACAGCACTGCAAACGGTGGAGGTATCACTGTTGCAGGTGGTGTAGATGGTGATAAGACATGGAACTGGGTATCGTCGACCAGCTCGTGGACATCCTCTGAGAACATCGACCTGGCTTCGGGCAAGGTTCTTAAGATTGCTGGTACCCAAGTGCTATCGGCAACGGAGTACACAGGTAACTCCTCGACTGCTACTACCGCCACCAACGTCACTGGCGGTGCCGCTGGCTCATTGGTATACCAGAGTGGTGCGTCTACAACCACTACGTTAGGGCTTGGTACCTCAGGGTATGTTCTTACTGCAGGTGCAAGCGCCCCAGCGTGGACAAAGAAGAAGCACGCTGAGACTCTGGCTACCAGTGCTACTTCGTACGCCCTTACACACGGACTTGGCACCGCTGACATTTCAGTAGCAGTGTACGACGTTTATACAGGTGAAGTTGTGTACGCCGACATCGTTAACACCAACACGACTACAACTGTTTATTTTGCTACAGCTCCTGATGCTAACAAGTATCGAGTTGTTATACTTGCATAATAAGTCGTTTTAAAGGAGCCCTATGGCTAACTTTTTAAAGTCCCTCTTTGTTAAGGGGGTTGAAATTGATACGGCAGGAGCCATTACTGGTGATGTCCTTAAATATGATGGTACAAAATTTGGTGCGGCCTCTGCGGGTGGTGGTTCCAGTGTTGGCGCATTGGACGATCTTTCCGACGTTGTAGTTACGGCTCCCGAGGAGTTTCAAGGGCTTTCATACAACGGCACATCGTGGGTAAATAGCCATATCCCTCTAGTTTCTTATGTGCGTAACGTTGAATCGACCACGATTACAACTGGTACTTGTGTCTACCTGTTTGGTGCTACTGGAGATCACGCAACTGTAAAGCGGGCAGACAATAACAGTGACACAACCTCATCTAAGACCATTGGTGTTGCTGGGGCAAACATTACTGCTAGTAACAATGGACCCATTGTTACCCGTGGATATGTAGATGGTATTGACCTATCAACGGGGTATACCGCTGGAGATACCTTGTGGTTGGGAGAAAATGGTGCATTTACCACTACTAAGCCATCCGCCCCAGACCACCTAGTATTCATAGGTGTAGTCGTTCGTGCAACTATTAACGGGATTATCTATGTTGCTACTCAAAACGGCTATGAACTCGATGAGTTGCACAACGTCAGCTTGCCATCGCCCAACTCTGGAGAGTTCCTTAAGTACAACGGATCATTGTGGGTGGCTGATACTGTTGATCTTGGTACTGATACCACAGGAAATTATGTTGCGGGAGTTACTGCTGGCACTGGTGTCACTGTTACTGGTTCAGGTTTTGAAGGAGCGACACCAACTGTTGCTATCGGCCAATCGGTTGCTACTTCTGCTACACCACAATTTGCTGGGTTAACGTCTACGGGCACTACTGCAACCTCGGTGTTGACTGTTGACGGCATCGAGATTGACACGACCGGAGCGTCAGCCAATCAGGTACTTCAATACAACGGCACCAAGTTTGTGCCAGCCACAGTCAGCGGTGGCATCCCAGACACCATTTTCGATGCCAAAGGCGACTTGATCGCTGCCAGCGCACCTGACACTGCAGCCCGGCTGCCGGTCGGAACAAACGGCCAGTTCTTGGTTGCTAATTCGGTAACATCAACTGGCCTTGAATGGCAAACCATCTCGGTGATGCCAAACTTTGAAGACGACCAGAACATTCTTGCCAACCAGGTTTTTAGTTAGGAGCACCAGTGGCTACGTTCAGCAAAAAAATACTCAGCGGATCAACCGATGGACGACCCATCTTGGTCGCCACCAACAGCTCGCCTGGCACCACCATTCACACTGGATCGAGCACCGCCACCACATTTCAGGAAATCTGGCTGTATGCCAGCAACCCTGGAGGCGTTCAACGCACCGTGACCATTCAATGGGGTGGGACAACCAGCCCGAATGATTACATCACGTTCGCTTTGCCAGCGCAGAGCGGTCTTGTTGTTGTTGTCCCTGGCCTCATCTTGAAAGGAAACGCAACGCCACTCGTTGTCCGGGCGTTTGCTGATACTGCAAGCCAGGTAAACATCAGCGGATACGTCAACGAGATTGCCTAATGTCAAGGTTTGCCCAACGCACTCAACGCACTGGTGTGGTCGATGACTTTCTGCCCAACGTCAGCCGACCCGAAAAATACCTTCGCAACTCCGAGGGCATGCCTTGGGTTAGGCCATCAGATTGGCTAAATACCACTCCGGTTGCAGCGACAGAAATCTGTTTTCTGTACGCCGTTTATCAACCTGACTCAAACTTTCTTCAGTTCAGCGTTACGACATCATCCGGCAATTTTACGGTTGATTGGGGCAATGGCACAAGCAACTCGTATGCCTCAGGCACGTCGGTCGCCAAACAGTTCTTGTGGGCTAGTTATGGGAACTTGTCAGCAAGGGGTTATCGCCAAGCTCGAGTCCGAATTACTGGCAACATTACAGGGGTCAATTTCAACCTAAGGCATGCAAGTGTTATTACCCCCTCCGCTTCGTCGCAAATTGTTGAAATAAGCGCCCAGGGTTCATCTATCACATCTTTCACAATGTCTGCATCGAGTGTGAACATTACTCACCTGAGCTTAGAAAACTTTGCTTTTATCGGCACCTGTTCGATAACCAGCATGGCCCGCATGTTCAGCAATTGTAATGCCTTGCAGTCAGTGTCTTTGCCGAACACGGCAGCCGTCACCAACATGAGCGTTATGTTCAACGCTTGTTACAGCTTGCAGTCAGTGTCTTTGCCGAACACGTCGAGCGTCACCAACATGAACAGCATGTTCAACAATTGTTCCAGCTTGCAGTCAGTGTCGCTGACAAACACGTCAGCCGTCACCGACATGGGCGGCATGTTCAACGCTTGTTACAGCTTGCAGTCAGTGTCGCTGACAAACACGTCAGCCGCCACCAACATGAACAGCATGTTTAGCGGTTGTTACAACTTGCAGTCAGTGTCGCTGCCAAACACGGCAGCCGTTACCGACATGATCCAGATGTTTAGCGGTTGTTACAGCTTGCAGTCGGTGTCTTTGCCGAACACGGCAGCCGTTACCGACATGAGCTTCATGTTCGACACTTGTGCCAGCTTGCAGTCGGTGTCGCTGCCAAACACGTCAGCCGCTACCAACATGAGCTTCATGTTTAGCGGTTGTTACAGCTTGCAGTCGGTGTCTTTGCCGAACACGGCAGCCGTTACCGACATGACCCAGATGTTTGGCAGTTGTTACAGCTTGCAGTCGGTGTCGCTAACGAACACGTCAGCCGTCACCAACATGAACAGCATGTTTAGCGGTTGTTCCAGCTTGCAGTCAGTGTCGCTGACAAACACGGCGGCCGTCACCGACATGGGCGGCATGTTTAGCAGTTGTTCCAGCTTGCAGTCGGTGTCTTTGCCGAACACGGCGGCCGTCACCGACATGGGCGGCATGTTTAGCAGTTGTTACAACTTGCAGTCGGTGTCGCTGGCGAACACGGCAGCCGTCTACAACATGGCTCAGATGTTCAACAATTGTTACGGCTTGCAGTCAGTGACAGGGCTAAGCGGCGCAAGCGCTTACGGCAGCGGCACCTACACCAGCATGTTCAACAATTGTCCCAGCCTGCAATCTATTTCAGCAACCAACATGAAATTCACTCACAGCATCCAATACTGCAAACTAAGCGCAACTTACCTCAACGCTTACTACACAGCCCTCCCGACCGTCAGCGCCCAAACCTTGTCTGTCACCGGCAACTGGGGAACCGCCACCGACAACCCCGCAATTGCAACTGCTAAAGGATGGACGGTCACAGGATGAACCCCGGCTTCTACAAAAACGACGACGGCATTCTGCTATACGGCCCCAACTTTGTGCTCAACAAGGATTACGAACTGCGCAAAGAAACAAAAGATGAACATACCTATCCTGTTGATGGTTGGTATTGGTTTGATACAGAAGAAGAAGCACGGGCATACTTTGAGTTACCAATAGAAGTTGGGATACCCCATTTGCATGGGATGAGAATACCCTTTCATGGGTTAATATAATTCCGCCAGACCTATCAACAGGAGAAGAATAATGTCCAATGTACAACTAGACGTCAACAAGATTGTTGAATCGCTCGTAAATCAGATTTCACAGCAGGCCCAGCGTATAGCAGTCCTAGAGGCTACAATTGATGCTATCCAAAAGGCCAAGCAGGAGGTCACTGATGTATCTGACAAAACAAAATAAAGCCCTAATTGCATCGTACGCACGTAGCGTACTTGGCGCTGCCGTAGCTACCTACACCGCTACCCAAGACTGGAAGCTCACCCTTAATGCCCTCTGGGCCGCTGCCCTTCCTGTTGCTATGCGCTTCCTTAACCCCAAGGACATTGCGTTCGGTAAGGGGTCTGAGTGAATTACCCATACATCAAACTAGTACTTCCCTCAGCCCTAGCAAATCATAAGAACGGTCAGCTTCCGCAGGAGCTTCTTGCCAAGGTAAAAACCGGTGGTTTGATGTACGCACCTGCCGCTGAGCAGTTCAACAAGATGTACGATGCCGCCCTTGCCGCCGGTCACAAGCTTAGGAATGTTGGCGACTACCGTTCTTTCCAGGGCCAGTTGAACATGTTCATGGACCGGTACACCACCACTGACCAGGGACGCAACCCTCAAGTTACTCGTCAGTACGAGGGTAAAACCTGGTATCTCAAGCCTGGTAAGGCTCCCAGTGCTGCCCCAGATCCAACCGGCAAGAAGGGCTCTAACCACGGTTGGGGTCTTGCTATTGACCTCGGTTACGAAGCTGGTGGCAAGGTTCAGTCGATGGGTGGAGCTTGCTTTGAGTGGATGTGCGCCAACGCCCCTAAGTGGGGTTTCTACCTTCAGACCGGCGACAAGAACTCAAAGGAATTTGAGTCCTGGCACTGGCAGTACTGTCTTGGCGATAAGGCCCCAGATGGTTCTGTAGCGGCCCCTGTAGAGGCAATCAAGCCCTCAGGCGGGTCTCCAGAAGCTGGCCCCATGAAGTTTGACTACCCTGGTACCCCGGTTCAGCGTGGGTCTAAAGGGCCAGCTGCTGCTCTTGTACAAGCCATCATCGGAGCTACCGCTGACGGTGACTTTGGCCCCCGTTCAGAGCAAGCCCTAAAAGCTTGGCAAACAGCTAATGGTCTAAAAGCAGACGGCATCGTTGGTCCTGTAACATGGAAGAAGATGTTCGGCTGATAGGAGCCTCAAATGGCAGTTAGAATACAGATGCGACGTGGTACCACTCAACAGTGGACTGACGCAGCAGGCACCACTAACGCTGTGTTGGCAGCTGGTGAGATTGGTGTAGACACTACATCAAAGCAACTAAAAGTTGGAGATGGTAGCACTACATGGGCGTCCTTACCTTTTTTTAACTCAGGAACAATCACTGAGGTAATAGCTGGTACTGGGTTAACCGGTGGTGGAACTTCCGGGGTTGTTACACTCACTGTATCTACGTCCGGGTCTACTGGATTGATCACGCGAGGTACCCTAACAACCAAGGGCGACATCTTGGTTGCCTCAGCTGCAAACACACCAACAAAGTTGGCAGTTGGCACAGACGGTCAAATGTTAGCAGCTGATTCTTCTCAAGCTACTGGTTTAACTTGGGTTAACGGAGCAACAATTGCTGGATCGGAAACGCTAACAAACAAGACTTTAACAAGCCCCACTATTAACGGTGGCACAGTATCTACTGCCACGGTTACAAACCCAACTGTTACTACCGGTACATTTACATCGCCAACTTTAGTAACACCAATATTTACTGCCCCAATAGAATCATGGAACGTTGTTGGTTCAGCACCATCGTCTACCCAAAACATAGATGTTAAGACCTCATCTGCGTGGGTGTACACCAGCAACGCAACAACAAATACTGTACTCAACATACGAGGAAACGGCTCAACTACCCTTAACTCTATGCTCTCAAATAACCAAAGCATTACAGTTGCGGTAGGTGTAACAAACGGGTCTACCCCGTATTACCCAACATCCATAACTATTGATGGCTCGGCAGTTACACCTAAATGGCAAGGCGGCACAGCACCTACAGCTGGCAGCGCAAACAGCGTAGATATATACGCTTACACTATCATTAAAACCGCTACTAATACATACACGGTGTTTGCCTCACAGACTAAGTTTGCGTAATGCCGTTAGTATCCACCTTTTCTTCTGGGTCTTCAAGATCCCTAGGTCTTGGCAGTGGTATCAGACCGGGCGCCCCAACAATAACGGGTATTTCATACCTAAACGGTACTACCGGAGGTCGCCTAGAGGTGTCGTTTACTGCTGGTACGGTTGGCACAACTGCCACAACTGACTATCAGTACTCGTTAAACAACGGTGCAACATGGACAACTCGATCTGGCACTGCGTCTCCAGTGGTCATCACTGGGCTAACAAATGGCACAAGCTACACAATAAGGCTACGTGCTGTTAACTCAATTGGAGCCTCCGAACAATCCAACTCTACGGTTGGTCGCCCAATAGCTCTTCCTGGAGCACCATCAGTATCTGTGACGATGCACCCAACTGATCTTGGTAAGATCAACGTTGCTGTTACAGACGGAACTGCTGGTACAGACAGCCTAAACGGCACTACCCCGTACGAGTACAGTTTGAACTCTGGGTCAACCTGGACAACTGTTTCATCTGCTAACTTTACAATCAGTGGATTAGCTAATGAAACTTCTTATACTGTAACCGTTAGAGCGATAACTACAAACAATGACAGGTCTAGTTCTGGGAGTGGAACTGGGTCTACTAGACCTGTTGCTCCCTACACAGCTAGACCCACAGCTACTAAGAATGGGTCGAGCTTTAACGTTACCTGGGGTGCTATCACTGACGTAGGTTCTGGTGTAGCCTCAGCTACAGTAATTCAAACGTTTATTGGGTCAAGCTCTGGGTATGTCAGTGGTAGCACCTACTCCATACCATCTGGCTCATTTAGTGGTGGCACTGTAACTATGAGTGTTCCAAGTAACAGAAGAAACACACCTTCTGGTGAAACTTGGCAAGTTACATACCAAATATACGTTGTAGACAACGTGGGAACTACATTCACCAGTGAAGGTTCATTCTTTGAATGGACAAGACCACTTGGTACGTACAACATTGGTCTAACCGATGCTGATTCATTTGGAACAAACTGGGCTAACCTTGCTGTGGCCGATGAGGCCGTCGTACGTAGGTCAACAACCTGGAGTTATGGTGCGTTTTTCTATGGGACACAACTACCAGACACCTGCAAAGGGTTCGCTGCGGACAGCGGAACTATATTTGTAAAAAGAGCGGGGTCTACAGCTGCATTTAGAGGAAACACGGGCACATTCACATTTAGAGTTCACGACAGAACTTCGGCTTCAGGGGCTGCGTCGTTTTCTGGAACTGAAGCAACAGCTTATCTATCAGGCGATAACGCATCAACGTATGTGTCAATGCCTAGTGATTGGTTGTCAGCATTCGCAAACAGTACAGCATATGGTGTTGCCCTAACTAACCACAGCAACCAACCAGGTGGGTTGCGTGGTTTATCTGATTTCTCAGGTCTAATTACACTAGTATTCAACTAAGGAGCACCTCATGGCCAATGAGCCCATGGACCCGGAGACAAAACAGCGACTTGATGCTTTAAAGAAAAGAAAAAGACTAGGGACTGGTCTAGGAGAGATTCTTGAGCAAAGTGAGGCGTCTGAGGGTCTTGGTAAAACTTTGTTTGCAGACACTGGTAGTACTGCAGAGAGAGCCGCTAGCGGACCAGATGTAGTTGACGACAGTGAAACTGAGGAAGATCCAGACGCGGTATTAACCTTAGAATGGGATAAGTTAAACCCACAAATATTTACAATGGTTAATATTGTTGAAACCGATGTCTACTACCAGGGCCCTAACCGCAGCAGTAGAGTAAGGAGGTTTAACTTTTCTACAGAAGAACCTGTTACGATCAATAATCAAAAAGCTTTGGAAAATGGCACTCTTGAAGGATACGTAACTGTTGAGTTTATAAAAAGAGCTTACAATAAGCCGTCCAATAGATGCAAATATGGTCCAATGCCCGTTAAAGATTTTATTGAGTTTAAAGAGTCGGTGAGCCTTGGGCAAGCTATAGTTGACGTACTTGAACCACACACTTTTGTATACGTATGAGAATAAGGTTAACAAATGATACTAACTGTTGTATGTTTAACAATAATAAGCTTATCTCTATATTTCCTATTTAGAGACACGCTAAACAGACTTCAATATATAGGCCCTATTTATTGGATAACACGTGATAACACGCCTAAAGGAACACCATTGTTGTCTATTGGGTTTATGCGTCAGACTAGCTTTCCTTGGAAAGTAGGTAAGGGTTTACAGGTGAGCATTAGTAGGTATTCTTTTCAATTTGGCATTTGTAAGAAATCAAAACATTCTGACGAAACTGAGGGTATCCTAGGCGCTCTAGGTGGCAGATACCTAGATACTTCAACGAGCGACATACGGGAGTGGTGATGTTTTTTAAACGAGAACAAAAGCCCCAGACACACAAAAAGTTAGCCCGGATTGAAAAAATGGATACTCCATCAATAGTTAATTGGATGGATATTACGAT